GAGGGCAACGTCATCACCGACAACGTGCTGGTCGACTGCCAGCAGAAGATCCAGCTCCAAGGCCCGAGCGCGCCGGTCTACATGAAGGACGCGATCGGCACGCAGGTGACGACCGGCCGGAAGTGGTCGGGCCGGCCGGCGCGCGACTGGTTCACGACGGCCGGCCTGCCGCCGACCTACTTCGCGTGGACCGAGTTCGAGGCGGCCATCGGCGAGGCCGCGCGCGCGCAGGCGCTGACCGCGTAGCACGCCCAGCGCCCGGAGGCGGCCGCCATCGTGCGGCCGTTTTCGTTTCTGCGCTTACCCCTCGGCAACACATGCGCTCAGAGACTCGCGGCATCCCACGCCGCGGGGACACGCGGCATTCGGACCTATCCGAGAACTAGGAGCGTGTGGTGAGTGCAAACATCGAAGCCGTCCTGAACAACCCCTTGGGGATTTCGGAAGCCGATCTCGAACGGATGCTCGCGGAGCAGTCGGGCGAGGAGGTGCCGGAGTCGGAAGGGGGCGAGCTGGACGCGGCTGCAGTCGACGCAGATCAAGATGACGAAACGGGCGGGGCGTCAGCCGCCAGCGGGGACAGTGCAGGCCGCACCCAGGCGCAGGACAGCGAGGGCGACGCGATCGACCCGAGCAAGGCGGAGGTGAGGACGAAGGACGGGAAGCATTCGATCCCCTACTCGGTCCTGCAGCGAGCCCGTGACGAAGCGGCGGCAGCACAGCAACTGGCCCAGCAGGAGCGGCAATCCCGCGAAGCGCTGGAAGCTCAGATCGCGGAGCTGAAGCAGCGAGGCACGGAGACGGCAGAGCAAGCCGCGGCGCGCAATGCGCCTGCGGTCGCGGAGATCATCGACGCGGAGCGCCTGGAGGCGTTGCGCGAAGAGGCTCCCGAGCTCGCCGGCATGCTCGAGGCTCTGGCCAAGACCGCTCAGGCGGCCGAGGCCCGGGCAGCAGCGGCCGAACGGACGGCGCAGGAAGCGCAGGAGCGGGAACAAGCCCGCGCTGCCGCCGGCGCCCGTTCGCAGGTGGAAGAGGCGATCGCGAACAGCCCGAAGCTGCTGTGGACCCGGAGCGAGAAGCCCGAGGTCTACAACCGCATCGTGGACTACGACAACTTCCTCCGCGCGTCGGACGAAGGTCGTTCGCTGGATCTGCCGTCGAGGCTGGCCAAGGCCGTGTCCATGTACGAGGCCGTCAACGGCGCGATCGAGGTTCCGGGAAGTGCCAGGCCGGAGCCCAAGGTCGTGCCCAAGACTGCCGAGCCCGAGTTTCGGGTTCCCAGCACGCTGTCAGACATGCCCGGTGGCTCGCCGCCTGCGCGATCCGACTCCGAACAGATCGGTGATCTGAGCGGCACGGATCTCGTGCAGATGATGAGCAAGATGACCGAGGCGGAACAATCCGCATTCCTGGCGCGCGTGGCTCTCTAAGGAAACTCAGCCATGGCCGGTACCCAAGTCAACTCGGGCGATGCGATCGCCATCAAGCTGTATTCGGCGGCGGTCTTCGCCGGCATGCAGCGCAAGAACACCTTCACCAACCGCATGACCGGCCCGGCCCCGAGCCAGTCGAATGCCGAGGCGAAGATCCGTCAGCAGACCTCGCCCGACTACCCCGTCGTGCGCGTGACCGACCTGTCCGACGCCGCCGGCGATCGGGTGTCGGTCGACCTGTTCCACACCGTCGGCGGCAAGCCGATCATGGGCGACCGTCAGGCCGAGGGCCGCGGCGAGCGCCTGTCGACCAGCACGCAGGAGATCAAGATCGATCTCACGACCAAGGTGGTCGACGCGGGCGGCAAGATGACGCAGAAGCGCACGAAGCACAACCTGCGCTCGATCGCGCGGGCCCAGCTCGTGAACTACTACGCCAAGCTGAACGACCAGCAGACGCTGATCGCGATGGCCGGCTCGCGCGGCGTGGACGTGGGTCCGGACTGGCTGGTGCCGCTGTCGACCGATCCGGACTTCGCCGACATCATGGTCAACCCGGTGCAGGCGCCGACCTACAACCGGCACTTCGTCGCGTCCGGTACCGGTCTGGTGCAGGGCGGCGCGCAGCTCGCCTCGATCGCATCGACCGACAGCCTCGCGCTCGAGCACATCGACGCGCTGTCGGTGCTGATGGCCGAGGCGCAGTTCAAGCTGCAGCCGATCAAGATCGAGGACGATCCGGCGGCCGAGGACGAGCCGATGTACGTCATGTTCGTCTCGCACCGGGCGTGGCACGCGGTCAACACCAAGTCGACCGGCCAGAACTGGCGGACCTTCCTGCAGAACGCCTGGAACCGGGCGAGCTACGGCTCGAAGCACCCGCTGTTCAAGGGCGAGTGCGGCATGTGGGGCAACATCCTCGTCAAGAAGATGGAGCGCAACGTCCGCTTCAACGCCGGGTCGGTGCTGAAGCACGTCACCGCCGCCAACCGCATGACGGCCACCGAGACGGATGTCACCGTGAACGCCGGCCTGACCGCCGGCTGGAACGTGGACCGCTGCCTGCTGCTGGGTGGGCAGGCGCTCGCGCACGTCTACGGCAAGAACGGCGACTCGGGCACCTTCAGCAACTGGAAGGAGCGGCCGTACAACTTCGACCGCGCGCTCGAAGTCATGGGCGACATGATGACCGGCAAGGCGAAGATGCGCTTCGAGTACCTCGACGCCAACGGCAGCCGCGAGCCCACGGACCACGGCGTCGCCGTGCTGGACGTGGCCGTGCCGCCGGTCGCCGCCTGAGCCCCGCAACGAACTGAAGGAGCAAGAACATGGCAGACGTGTATTCGGACACCTACGCGGCGGGGAACTCGTTCGCGGCCGAGATGGGCAACGCCTGGACCGAGGATCTCTCGATCGCCAAGGCGGCCTCGAACGCGGACAAGCTGTACCTCGGCATCATCCCGGCCGGCGTGCGCGTGAGTTCGGTGCGGCTCATCAACGCCGCGGCGGGCGCCTCGACGACCCTGTCGGTGGGCTACGAGCCGATCGACGGCGGCGTTCCGGTGGCCGCGCCGACCGCGTGGTTCAACGCGCAGGCGATCTCGAGCGCCGGCGCGCCGTTCTCGACGGTGGCGCCGATCACCTTCGAGCGGCCGGTGAAGATCGTCGCGACGGTCGGTGGCGCCAACCTCAGCGGCTCCCCGCTGCTGACGGTGGTGTTCAACGGCGAGATGGTGGGCGCGAAGTAACTCTCCGCAGGGAGAGCGACGGCGAGGCGACGTAGTGCCGTTTCCGCAGGGGGTGCCTCGGCCCCCTGCGACCAACACGGAGCGACCCATGGTCCCCATCAAGTACGTCGGCCTCAAGGCGGAAGTGACCGACACGGTCGCGGAAACCGGGCTGAAGTGGAAGGCCGGCGAGATCCAGTACGTCCCGAACTGGGCGGTGGGCAAGCTGACCTATCACACCGACACCTGGGCGATCGCGACCGAGGAAGACCTGGCCGCGGCCGGGATGCTCGAGCCGGATCCGTCCGAGCCCGAGATGCCCAAGCGCGAGCCGGAGATCGACGAGCCGGACTCGATCAAGGTCGGCATGCCGAACCTGACCTCGCTGAACAAGGCGGCGCTGTCGACGATGGCGATGCAGCGGTACGGGCAGGTGCTCGCGCCGACGATGAAGATCGCCGAGATGCGCGCGCAGATCGTCTCGTGGGAGAACGGCGGCTACCAGCGGGGTCACTGAGGTGGCGACCTTCCGGCAGTGGGAGCAGATGATCGGCCCGTACATGACGGGCATGTCGGTGCCGGCGCTCGAGGATGCGGTGCGCGATGCGTGCATCGAGTTCTGCCAGCGCACGCGCGTCGACACCCGGATCAAGGGCAGCGTGCCGTACCTGCCGGAAGAACCGGACACCGAACTGCCGCTCGTCAGCAACGAGACGACGCCGTGGCAGGTCATCAACCTGTGGACGCCGACTGGTCTGCTGCTGCCCAAGACGCGGCGCGAGATCGACGAGAAGTTCCCGGACGGGTTCGTCGGCGTGACGGTCAGCGACACCCGCGACTTGTTCGGCTGGATCAGCCTGCGGCCGCAGCTCGTGCGCCTGGTGCCGGCCCTGTCGATCGAGGTCATGCTGCGGCTCGAGCTCTGCTACCAGCCCAAGCGCACGGCGCGTCAGGTCGACGACTACCTGTTCGACCTGTTCGGCGAGCAGATTTCGTGGGGCGCCATGGCGCGGCTGGCCGAGCACGCCGACGTGCCCTACGCCCAGCCTGACCGGGCGATGGGCTACCGGATGCGGTTCGAGGACGCGATCTCGCGGATCGGGCAGCGCAGCGTCGGCGGCCACAACAAGATGCGCCTGACCAGCGGCGGGGACCGAATCACATGATCCGCACCGTGAAGGAGATCGTCGACCTCGCGCGCGTCGAGCTGCAGGATTCGACCAAGAAATACTGGACCGACGCCGAGCTCACCGAGTACATGAACGGCGGCCGGCAGGCGCTGTACTTGGGCGTACCGCGGCTCTACGAGGTCACGGAGACGATGACGCTGGTGGAGGGCACGCGGCAGACGCTGCCGAACTCGAGCCGGCGGCTGCTGGGCTTGCTCGACAACGTGACGGCGGAGTCGAAGCGCGCCATCACGCCGATCAAGCGCGAGCTGCTGTCGCGGATCCGGCCGTCGTGGCGCGCGGAAGACCCGAGCGACGAGATCCTGCACTACGACTACACGGAGACGGAGCCGACCGTCTTCGACACCTACCCGCCGGCGATGGCCGGCACGCAGATCCGGATCAGCTACGCGAAGCCGCCGGTGAAGCTGGTGAGCGGCGACTACGCGGCCGAGACGCCGCTGACCGCCGAGGCCGACATGGGCGAGTCGCTGATCCACTGGGTCGTGCACCGCGCGTTCGCCAAGCAGTCCGATACCAGCCCCGACGCCGGCCAGCGGTCGGCAACGGCGCTGCAGACCTTCACCGGGATGATCCAGGCCGAGCAGACCGGCAAGACGGACTCGTCTCCGAACACGCTGGCCATCGCTGGCAAGCCGACCGAAGCGACGAACCGATGAGCCTGCCGATGGGTGACGAACCGAGTTTCGAGCGCTGGCGAGGGCAGGTGGATGCCTTCATGGCGCAATCCCTTTCCGACCGAGTCCTGCTGCATCAGTTGATCGACCGAGCCAACGAGAACGCCTCGTCACGTCACCGCGAGCTGCTGGACGCGATCGAGAAGGGCAACCTGGCCAACGCTGCGGCCATCAAGACGCTGACCGAAGCGATCGCCGTCGAGCGCGGCCGCATCGACCGCTGGGAGGCCCGTGCCGAGGGCGCCGGCTGGGTGTCGAAGTGGGTGCCGCACTCGCTGACCGCGGCGGCCTCTGCGCTCGCCACCTTCGTCCTGAGCGGCCACTGGCCGACCAAGCCATGATCGACTTCGACCTGGCCTTCGACCGACTCATCGACCATGAGGGCGGGTTCACCGCGAAGCCCGAGGACGACGGCAACTGGACCGGCGGCAAGCAGGGTCGCGGCGAGCTGCGCGGCACGAAGTTCGGGATCAGCGCGGCGGCCTATCCGCACCTGAACATCCGGAGCCTGACGCTCGACGAGGCGCGGGCGATCTACCGGCGCGACTACTGGGGCGCGGTGCACGGGCTGTCGAACGCGATGCGCTTCCAGTTCTTCGACGCCGCGGTCAACCACGGGCACGGGAACGCGATCCGGTTCCTGCAGCGCGCGGTGGGCGCGGCCGACGACGGCGCGTGGGGGCCGGTGTCGGAGTCCATGCTCGCGCGCGTGGAGCCGGCCGACGTGCTGCTGCGGTTCCTGGGACACCGGCTGCGCTTCTTCACCAAGCTGCAGCGGTTCAACGAGTTCGGGCGGGGGTGGTCGGAGCGGATCGCCGGCAACCTGCTGCTCGCAGCGGAGGACAACTGAATGGTCGATCCCGTCACCATCCTGCTGGGCCTCGCCCAGTTCGCGCCGGTGCTGATGCGCTACCTCGGCGTCGGCGAGGCGCCCGTGGCCGTGGCCGAGCGCGTCATCGACATCGCCGGCCAGGTGACCGGTGCGAAGACGCCGGAGGACATCACCGCGGCGCTCACGGCGTCGGCCGAGAAGCGCGAGCAGTTCAAGATCGCGGTGATGCAGAACTCGACCGAGCTCGACCGGCTGTACATGGCCGACCGGGCGGACGCGCGCGCGCGGGACGTGGAGTTCGTGCGCGCCGGGCGCTGGAACTACCGGGCGGACTTCCTCGCGCTGCTGTCGGTCGGCGGGCTGGTGATGTGCGTGTGGTTCGTGGCGCGCGACAGCGGCATGACCGAGCGCGCGGTCAACGCGATCATGTTCGTGGCCGGCGTGCTGGCGTCTGCGGTGCGCGACGTGTTCTCGTTCGAGTTCGGCACGAGCCGCGGCTCCGAGCAGAAGCAGGCCACCCTCGACGAGCTGCTGAAGAAGAGGCCCGGGTGAAGCTGTCGATCGAACTGTTCGACGGGATCCAGCCGCGCCTGCGGCCGCACCTGCTGAAAGAGTCGATCGCCCAGCGCGCGCTGAACACGAAGCTGTGGAGCGGCGGCGCCGAGCCGTTCAAGCAGCCGTCGCTGGTGACGACGCTGCCGGCCGGCACCAAGAAGACGATCTTCCGGCACGGGCAGGCGCGCACGGACGAGAACTACTGGATGTCGTGGACGACCGACGTGGATGTCGCGCGCGGCCCGGTGGCCGGCGACACCACGGAGCGGATCTACTTCACGGGCGACGGCGTCCCGAAGGTCACGGACTCCACGATTGCATGGGCGTCGTCGCCCTACCCGTCGGCGTCGTACATCCTCGGCCTGCCGTCGCCGAGCGCGGCCACGCTGTCGTCGCCCGGGTCGACCGGCACGCCGACGCGCATCGCGCTGGTCTACGTCTACGTCACGGCTTGGGGCGAGACGGGGCCGCCGGCGACGGTGTCGAACCTCATCGACTACTACGCCGGGCAGACGTTGACGGTGACGGGGCTCGATACGGCGCCGGCGGGCGCCTACAACGTCACGTCGAAGTACCTGTACATCGCGAGCACCGACGCGAACGGGACGACGGCCTACCGGTTCTGGAAAAGCGTGCCGGTGGCCACGACGAGCACGACGGGCGTGATCGACTTCACGCTGCTCGCCGAGTCGGTGGGCACGCCGTCGCTGGTGGCGCCGCCGGACGGTCTGTACGGGATCATGTCGCACCCGGGCGGCTTCATGGTCGGGTTCACCGAGCGCGACTTCCGCCGCTCCGAGGTGTTCAAGCCCTACGGGTGGCCGACTGCCTACCGCGACCCGGTGCCGGACGCGATCGTGGGCGGCGAGATCCTGGGCACGTCGGTGGTGGTGTGCACGAAGGGGCCGACGTACCTGTTCACCGGCAACGACCCGCTGAACCAGACCAAGACGACGCTCGAGGGGTGGCAACCCTGCGTCTCGAAGCGTTCGATCGACCGGGTGACGGCGGGCGTGGTGTACGCGAGCGCCGACGGCCTGGTGCTGGTGAACGGCTCGCAGGGCATCGCGGTGGGCGGGGTCGAGGACCTGGCCGTAGTTCATCTGAAGGTGGGCGGGCAGGGTGAGCATGAAGAGGCGGTTGATCGTTCGGATGGACAGGCCGTGCTCGTCGTTGGTGGCGGTGCCGTTACGCAGGGCACAGAGCCGCTGGATGGCCGGCGTCGAGGCACCCATGTGGGCGTGCAGGTTCAGACCCAGACGCAGGTGGCTCAGGAGGAACAGGGCTTCCTGCGAGCTGATGAGGTTGGCGTTCTGGAGCAGGGCCATGGCCCGGGAGATCTTGTCGTCGAGGGCATCGACCTGGCTGGTGAGCAGTTGCCGGCGTGCGGCCTTCTCGTATTCGACGACTTCGGGGATGATCTCC